CTTGCCGCGATAAAACGACAAGGCCGCTAGTTCTAAGGAAAACTAGCAAGCCCCTCAGTAATTTGAGGCCCTAGTACAATTAGTATCACTCTTCTCGTCCCAAACGCTTTGCGTTCAGCGCGACCTTCTTAAAGAAGTCAATCCCTAGACGTCTTATCTTTGGCTTTGCCAGCTTAGGCTTGGTCCAAGGATTGTCTAGAGGGTTGATGGTAGGTACCATCGCAACAAGTTCCTTAACTGCATCTACAGACATATAGAAACCATCCATTTGGTCATCAAACCATTCGGCTAGTCCTAGAGTCTTTAGAGGCCGTTTAGAGCCTGTTTCGACGATACTTTCCAACGCCCTTAACGTCAAGTTTCGATACGACGGAAAGATATGAGGTGATGGACATTCAACAAACTTATCGTAAGTTGTTTGCTTTATCACCCCCAAAGCAGCCACAATCGTTTTATCAAATGCAGATTCCCACTCCTTACTATAGTAATATAGTAAGGTCTCCTCTATAGAACGGATCAGAGTAAAACTCTGAACCTCCTCTAGCGAAGTTTCGTCCTCCGCAGGTGAAACTCCTAAGGAATCAATGAACCCAAAAGGTCCAATGATACTCCATAGAAGAGCTTCCTTCCCACCGCGTGAAATTCTGAGAATATCAGAATGTAACTCGGCTAGCTTGTCTGCCACTTTCTTTTCGTTCCAGTTACCCAAATCTCCTTTGCCGATTAGATCGGTCAAAAGCATAGGAATATTCGCCGGGTGCTTTAAAGCACTAGCTATATTCTTAGGCCCAAGAGGTGTAAATTCCTCTTTAGGAGATACGAGTCGCTTGGCGAACTCCATCACGCCACAGCTCGATACAAGGGACTTAGACATGTTAATGTCGACCCCCAAGTATTCTGTCATGACGTAATGGTAGGACACAGCCACAGCCTCATCGGCTATAACTATATCATCACCAAGTAATGCATACATATTGAACCAACCTTTACGGCCGATTCGGAATGCAGCATACTGTACTAGCAAGTGATGTGTTAGAGCAAGCATCCCAAAAGAGCTTAAAGCTCCCATGGGTTGCCCAATTGCATACCTATATCCCTCGTCTTTCAACCAATATACCCTTTCGGTTAATAGTTTAGATCAAGCCAAAGCTAATTCTGCATTGCAGAGTTTCGCCATAACCTGAATCTGAACCCCGATCGGTAGTCTATCGGTTGCGGCGGAAAGATCGAACGAGTATACTTTCGTATCCTCCTTCAATCTCCGGCGTAAGATATCAAGGGGGCGCGATTGGTTAAAGGTTCCATCCTGAGGTATATTCCGTAAAACAGAATATATATACTCATGGAGTGGTTCCAATACCGATTGCGTCCATACATCTACGATTGCAAATACCCTGACCTTCCCTGCCGCCTCGGCTTTTAACGATAACTTTCCAAGGATTGGAACCTTTACAGGACAAAGGTCTTTAACTATCTCAATTTCTTCATCCAGCTTTTCAGCTAGAGAGGAATTGAAATAGAGAGACAGCGTCTTGAAAGAACTCCGAAGCACCTCGGATGCATTATGCCATGCATAAGCATCCAAAGGAGCTCCTAGGATTGATTTCTTAAAATTGGGGCCGGCTGTCTTCAGTGGAATAAGTTCCGTTCTTCCCCTAGGTACCCGTTTAGGTACATAAGGTAAGAACAATTCTCATACCCTCTGAACCTCTACTGGGTTTAAACTTTCACAAATCCCTTTAAAGGGAGATGTAATCGTACCCAGCTTTGGCTCAGAAGGATATTTGAATATCCTGAAGATGGAAATAAGAGTTAGGACCACTCTCACCGTTCTTGAACAATTATTCTCCATAAGGAGTCTTACTTGTCCAGGAATAATGAGAGGAAGTCCCCTTCGTGATGCAACCCTTGGACCGTCTAAAAGACAGGTCGTAGGATTGCCACTTTTCCAGTGTTGGATAAGACGTAATGCTTCTTTGAGGTAGAGCGTAGTGAATTTAACTCCACTATCTCTCTTCATCGAATCAATACGCTTACCTAGCTCTAGAAAAGCGTCATATTGTACTGAGACACCAAATAACCAAAGTACTAAACGGACATATCGAGACACAAAGTTTAACTTATATGCCTTCTTTACGCCAATAGTATTTTTCTTAGTTATTAACTGTTTCATGTAATATGTTCTAATGCCCTACCTGCAGAGAGTGGTACTTACCAGAATTTAACACTTCTGATAAGCCTACTTCCCTTCCCATGGGAAGCACTTACCCTCTATAGTACAAGCAGCGTCCCGGCTAAAATATACGGGATCAGAGGTTGCCTGCACTGTAGACTTATATATCTACAGGCCAGAGTAAACCATTGAGACCAAGAAACGGTGGGATTCACCGGTATCAATACTTAGATACTTAGTTATACTCTATGAAGCTTGGACGTGTTAACGCCTTCCGCCTCATATCTCACTAATCGACTATTTCTAATCAGAAGGAGCAAGTTTGGATCCTAACTGGAGGGCTTAAGTGCCCACCGTGACGGTAACAACCGCC